GGATCCAGCATGGCGAACTCGACCGGCGCGTTGGACGCGCGCTCGACACCGCGAGCGATCTCCGGGGCCATCTGGATCAGGCGCTCACGCGAAGCGGCAGAGCCGGCTGCCGTCAGCAGAATGTCAGCCTTCACCTGGCGCTGGATGGCGAGGTCGCTGATCCTGCCGGCCTGACCCATCAGGTCCACGACCGGAGCGGCGTTGCCGCTGCGAGCCAGCACCGGCTTCATGTGCGCCGCGAGCTGGTCCGTGGTCATGTTGTCGGTGCGAGCAACCTGGCGAGCCAGACGGGTGGCCGTCTCCTCCGGCGTGTTCGCCAGCGGGTTGACCTTGCCGGGGGTCGCAGCCTTGTCGCCTTCGGTGAATGCCTTGCTGACCTGGTCGGCCTTGGCGGAGTCCTCGATGGTGTTGGCTGCGCGGCTGACCTTGGCTGCCGCACCGACCGCGATGGTCGGGTCGATGTACCAGGTCCCCAGGACCTCCATCGCACCGTTGGTGAACTTGCCGGCAGACGACCGGTTGTACTCAGCGAAGGCAGGGGTCGGCGTACCGTCAGCGTTCAGGTTCGGCTTGATCGGCTCGAACGGGTGGGCGATCTTGTCCGCCAGGTAGCCACCGGTCATGCCGAAGCCACTCGCGTCAGCCGTTGCAGCCCACGCGCGCTTCCAGGAGTCCTTGCTGAAGTACGGCGCGTTGGACTGCGCCGTCATGTCACCGAGGCCCCAGGCTGTAGCAACAGTATGGTCCACCTCGTTACCCATCCAGAGCAGACCGCTCTGGACCTGGCTCGCCACCGGGATCTTGTCGATGGTGTCAGTGGCGCCGGCGGTGACAACCTGCGAGTCGTGGAACTGCGAGTCCCATGCCTTGCGGAGAATCCCGTGGCTCGAGTCGTCGTCCATCACCGAGCGAGCGGTGTCGTACACACCCATGATGGGGTTCACCTTGCTGGTGGCAGACTCGGCGAACTCACCTAGCCGATCCCAGAAGCTCATGGGTGCCTCTCGTTACAGGTTCGCCAGTAGCTCTCGCACGTAGCGCTTGAAGGCGGGAGTAGAGCTGTCCAGGCCGGCGACCTTGATCATGCGCTGCAAGGCGCCGGACTTGGCGAGGGCTCGCGCCTCTTCCTGCTTGTCATCACGCGGAAGACCCAAGGCTTCAGGGCCAGGGCCGTCGCCCATCGCAGCGCCAGCCGTTACGGGCGTTTCGGGTTCAGTCGATGCTTCCCCAAGGCCAGTCAGCTGCGACAGATCAAGTCCGCCTCCGGACCCCGGAGTAGTGGGGGCCGGCGCGGACGCCAGTGGCGCACCCTGCTGCGCGGCGCGGAACTCTTGGTTCTCGCCGTACGCTGCATCGGGTATGTCCCTGATGGGCTGACCATCAGTGCGCTTGGACAGGGCACCCGGTCCTGAGACCGGCGCCGGGTGGGAGGGCTCCCTGTAACCACCGCTAGGCATCGAGGGCACCCACCTTGACCAGTGCGTCGAGAAGGCTCTCGATGAAGGGGAGGTCTTCGCAGAAGACCTCGACGTTGGTGTGGAGATCGAGTTGCTGGAGAGCCTCGTTCTTAGTCATCAAGGCCTCCGTCGAAGTCGTTCAGGATCTCCGCGAAGCAGAGTTCGCAGACGTTGTCCTGGGGGGTGCGGATCGCACGAAGGGAGCAGACGACGCACCAGGAGTAGTGGCGGACAAGCCAGCTCACTCGCCGGCCTCTGCTTCCTCGACAGCCTCAGTCAGCATGGCCATCGAGATCAGGTCGAACTCGTCGGCCTCGGCCTCGAAGTACGAGCCCACTTCTTCAAGGGCGGAGGCAATATCCTCGTCGTCCTCTTCAGCGGCTTCCACCCGGTAGCCGTGCGCCGTCAGGCGCAAAGACGCGATGACGTCTGTGGCGTCCAGGTAGACAACGCCTTCGATCACCCCGCCGTGGATCACCACGGTCGGGATCTCCTTGCTCATCACTGCACCGCAGCTGGCATACGTGACACCGACGCCGACATTTGCGGGTTGCCGGAACTGTTCAGTCCGGCCATCAGCATCTGGAGGCTCGGTCGTCCGCCATCCTCGGCAGCCGGCATGGGCATACCGCCGGCCTCCGGGGGCATCCCCTGTTCCGGACCAGGCGGAGCCTGCTCGGGTTGCGGGGGCGGCGGGGCGAAGACCTTGGCGACAACGTCTTCGATGGTGCCGCCCTTCTGCATCAGAGCCGCAGCCTCAGCCAGCTTCCGGACGCTCTCGGACGGGTCCGCGCCTTGCGCGGCCATCGCCGGGATCGTCTGAGCCAGGCCGGCCAGGGCCGCCAGGATCGAAGCCCGCAGCTGCTCGAGGTCGACCTTCTTCAGCTCTTCGGTTGCGTTGACCGCAGCCGGCAGGTTCCGTGCGACGTAGTCCTTCGACACGAGGCCGGAACCGAGGAGCTGGAGCAGGTAGACGACAGCGCGGTTGGCGTCGAGCCCCACGGCGAAGCCGTAGGTCACGTCGACCGTGTAGTCACCCTTGATATCGCGCGAAGGGCGGTACGTCGTCTCGAACGGGACACCGTTGTCCTGGCCACGGATCTTCTTGTCCTGGTTCGGCCAGAGCTTCTCGTCCCACTCGAAGCAGGTCTCAACGGCCTGCTTCAGGATGTAGCGGACCATGTCCTGAGCCGATGCCAGCTGACCCGAGAACGAGTCCGCCAGCGTCTCCAGGCCACGGCCGGTGGTCCATCCGGTGGACTGCTGACCCATCCGGCTGGCGGTGGTCATGCCACCGAGCTGCATGTCGCGCTCGAGCCACTCCATCGCCTTGAAGCCGGCGTCAGGGAAGGCCACGTTGACGCGGCCCACACCCTGTGGGTTGTTCGAGCGGATGACCGCGTCCGGACCTTCGGGCAGGTCGGCGACGTCCATCGGCACGACCAGGGGCGCGCGGATCGACTTCGACACGCCTTCCATCGCCAGCATCTGGAACGTGTGACGGGCCAGCTGCGGCCAGATCAGGTCGTCGTAGGCACCGTGGACATTGCCGGACCAGGAGCCCTCGCCGGACGGGCGAGGGCCGGCGTGGATGAAGCACTTGCCCAACAGGTTGGGGCTGTACTCCAGGATCATGTTGTTGGCAGCCGGCAGGTAGACGACGACATGCTTGTCATCGACCCAGGTGTTGACCTCGTAGCGCTCGTTCGTGCAGAGGCCCCGGTGGTTGTCGCGCTGCTCGCGGACCTTCGGCCAGCGGGCCTCGACGTCAGGGGCGTCCATGTACTGGCGCTGGAGGCAGGCGACCGTCCGCATGGCGTTGTCCCATAGCGGGTACACCGTCGCGCCGTCGAGGACGCGGATGCGGGGCAGCATGTCCTTGAAGTCCGGGGTCACGCTCACGGCGTAGATGCCGTAGCAGTTGAACCCGTCAGCACCGTCCTGGTTCTGCGCCTGGAGGTTGCTGTTCTGGATGTAGTTGTTGGCGATCTTCGTCCGCGTGTCGGCGAAGTTGCGCGCGCGCTCCGAGATCATCGACGTGGAGGAGCAGGAGAACGTCGGCAGCGGCGCCAGGGACGCCGCGAAGTCCCGCGACATGGTGTCGATCAGGTTGGCCACGGTGGGACGCGGCCACTCGTCACTGAAGACGCCCGGAGCGATGTTGTCGAAGTTGCCCTCGCGCACGTTCCGCACCTGGCTGGCGCGGAAGTCGCGCCCTGCGTACTTCTTCTTCAGGGCGTTGGCCCGCTGGAAGACAAGCTCGAGCCCTGAGGCGTCATATTCAGACATGCATGCCTCTCAGAGTGAGCGAGGGGTGACGAACTGGTTCCTGCGCTGACCTCGTGGCAGATACCGGTTCGGCATGAAGTGCTGCTGCTTGGCACCGCTCGGGGTCACGACCTCACGGGCACGCAGCTCGGCGAACCACAGGGCCATCGGGCCGTCCTGGCGGAGATCCTTGCCGCGCTTGTTCGGCTCCCAGGTCACCAGCTGCTCCACCAGAGCCTTGATCCCCTCGGACTTGTCCGGGGTCGGGAGGTGGATGTTGTTGTCCTTGGCGAAGTCCTCGCGGCCACCGACCTGGGTGGATCGCATGGACCCGAACAGGGGGGCCAGGGTCTTGACCCCGAAGTCGGGGTCCTGCTTGTTGCGGCTCGTGTAGTGCGGCATGATCGCGATGCCACGGTCACGGCAGTAGCTCACGATCCGCTCGTCGTGGATCAGCCAGTTGGCGTAGCCGTTGGACTCGATGACCCATTCCTGGACGTGGTACTCCGGCGTGGTCGACTCGATCAGGTCCGCGTACCACCTCGGGGTGGTGTTGTTGCCCATCCAGGCGTTCAGCACCCAGCGGTGACGGGTCGCGCGGTCGATGGCGTAGATCAGGACGAACGCCTCGCCGGTGCCGGCGGGGTCGATGGAGCCGATGACGTGCAGGTTCTCCATGCCGTCGCGGCGTCCGCCGAACTCGCCCGGTCGCAGCGGGCCGGGTGAGCGCCGGCGGTCCACCGAACCCATGACACAGGTGGGGTGGAAGATCGCATCCTCGGAGATCGACTGCTGCATGTAGACCAGAGCCCAGTCGCGGGGCTGGTTGGCCTCGCGGACGTCGGACAGGGCCGGTCCGTCCCATGCCGGGTACAGGCCGTTCTCGTCCGGCTCGTCCTCACCCTCTTCATCGAGGGGCTGGAGTGAGCGGGGCCACAGGGTGACCCAGTCCTCGGCCTTGTCGGCGTACTCGAGCACCGCCGGCTGACCGAGGTAGGTCCACGGCGACTTGCCGGAAGGGAAGTTGTCGCCGTTGCGGAGGTGGGAGTACAGGTCGAGAGCGGCCACGCGGGTTCCGACCAGCACGATCTTGCCGGTCTTGGCCCGTGAGCTGACTTCCTGGTTCAGCCACTTCATCTGCTTGGCGTACTCACCAGCGTTGGTGAGGGTGACGCAGTCATCGAGGATGATCAGGTCGGC